TATGACAAATAACAGAATGATTTGTCCTAAATGCAAGGGAAATGGTTTTACCAAATCACATTGGGAAGCTGAAGAAGTAATTTTACAGTGCAAAACCTGTGAATCACAAGGAGAACTGAGCTCCACTAAGTTTTATCTTCAAACATGGACCGAGCCCCACGGAACAAAAACTTTTTACAATGGACCTCTTTTAGATCCAGAAAACTTTAAGGATTGGACTTTAGAATAAAAATTCCTTATAATGCAGCCGTAAAATCAAGGCAAGGCTGAGTAATGACTATTACCTTACCCAAGAGCCCGGTGCGAAAAATACATCGGTGTATTAAATGCAATAATGTTTCTATTTACTTCTGGGACCCCAAATATGACCGAAGTGTGACAACAGATGAATGGATGACGATCTGTGAACAGGGCAAGGATGCCCTTCGCAAGATTCTTCAGCCTATATCAGAAGATCCTAAATTCTTTTTAGATTAATTTTTCCCAACGATTCTTGATGACACCATCTGCTATTTGAGCTTCACGCACGGCTTTATATCCTGCATGCTCTGGTCTCCTGGTATTCCATAGGTTTTTTGCCGCTCTTTTCTTTGTTGTTGCAGCTACCAACCAGTTGACAGCTTTTAAGCTGGAACCTGGTTCTGATTCCAATGTATAGGTGATGATTTTCTCGCCACCCATAGCTGTCCAGATTTTTTGGCATCTCGCATAGAGATACGAACAGGCATTTCTCGGAGCTGGGTCCTTGATACATACCCGCAGAACTTCTAGTGTTGTTCCATTATCCAGGGCTCTCGCTACTGGCCTCCCGCATATCGCTACACCAATGAGTTCACCATCCAACATTGCACCGATACTAAACTTATGCCCGGCTGTTTTTTTATTGTGCCGATGATGAGTTGTTACAAATTCATTTGCAGCTTTTAGCGATATAGGAATAGTTTTAAACACCACACATGCCCTCACATACATTATCAAACATATCTATTTGTTCTTTCTTTGGTTTAAATTTTACCTGGTCGAGTGGTTGCACTGACCGGTGTAAAAATAATTCATCTTTTACATTTCGTGATCCATTCCTAATCTTCTTATCGAAGTCCACTGCATCAGCAAATTCTTTCGGACGATTATCTTTCATGTCCTGCCAATGTGCATCATCATGGAAAGGACAGCAGATACAAGCTGACTTCGTTGGTTTCTTATGTCCTCGTTTTTCAAACCAATCCATGCATTGCCGTCTGTTAATTTTTAATTCTAATAATGGCCAACGATTGATGATGTATTTATCTCTTGCCGGTTTCATTCTAGCCATTTCATCCGTTGAGATTCCAATCCATTGCTCCACCCATACATTTTTCTTAACATGTTTATAGTATCCTACATCCAGGAGTGATCTAATTTTTTTTCTAATTGGTTGAATCTTGTAATCATTCGTGCATTGGCGCATCAGCATTCCTTTTTTTCCTGTCTTAGCATTCACGGTATAAAAAGGAGCAGTCGGGAATCTCGTTCCATGGTCCACGGAATTAACCATATCGTCTCGTATGTTTCCTTTCATTACTCGGTATACCGGGAAAGGTAATTGCTTCTCCAACCAATTTAGGTATTCATATACATCAGGAGGTTCATATCCTGTGTCAGCAAAAATTGCACAATCAGGCATCGGTTTAATATGTCCTTCGGCTGCCATCAAAGCCATTGTTGATGATTGAACTCCAGCCCCAAGAGATAAGACCACCAACTTTGGTGACTTATCATGTTGGGGTAGCAGTGTTCCGAAATATTTATCTTTAGTTAGATCCATCGTCTTTCCTTAATTTTACTTTAAGATAGGTCCTAAACTTATTCACTCGGTTGTAGGGAAATGTAATTCCCCCTTCATAGTCAACGCACGAAGCCATAAAGCGATACCAATCATGGCCTTTGCCTTTATAATCACGAACCCAGGATCTCGCTTTGTCCGTCTGAGGAATAAAACTTACCCATAGGTCATCATAATGAATAATATATTTATTTTCAATTTGATTCATTGTTTTATTTTTTACTTCGTTCATCCAATATCCTCCCTATTACAAAGATCATAAAACCAATTGAAACCAGGGCTAATAAAATTAGCCCTAGTAAAATGTTTGTTATCATTTTAGTTCCTCCACAACTATATTTAAAGTCTCTAATTCATTTGAATTATCAGGATCAGTAGTCATTGCTTGGTCTTCAGCGTCTTCTTTATTTTTAGCCTGAACAATCCAAGTATGTTCTACTTTTTTTACTTGTGTTACCTTAAAGGTTGGTAGTTCTTTGTGAAGTTCATTAACATCTCTAATGAAATCAGGATTAGAAGATACATCATATTCATTCCCCAACCTATCCGTTGCTATATATTTTTTACTCATGCTGCCTCCTCTTTCTTCCAGGTTCTCTTCCAAATAAAAGTATTTTCCTGTTCGCCTTTATCATTAATGGTGACATACCATTCTTTTTTGAATGTAAGTTTTGGATAGACAGCTTCTAACATCGATCTAGCAGTAGAAGATATATCTACATAACTCTTATCCTCTTCCACTTTATCATAAAGATCTCTATATTTATAGTAGTCCGAGCTCTCTGTGTAGTAGTCACCGACTATTGCTACATCATCCCCGGCCCACCGACCAATTAAAAAATGACCCTCCACATCACCACCACCACGTGTCTCATTACCTTGCGCAATCATCAAACAATAAAGGACATCGGCCATCGAGCCCTGAAATCCTATCTGTTCATAATGTTTTGCCATCATTCCTATGTCAAAACCTGAGACATATTCTTTTTTCGTCACATTAATAAGCTTATGATATTGACCCATTCTGTACCTCCTCTGGTTCTCTACCTGTTATTCCGTCATCATAATTAGGATCATTAACTGATTTCCAAACGTCCATATGTTCTGCCCCATGTTTTCGACAGAACAAAAAAAGAGACATTTCTGCAGCATCTTGTTCCATATCCATTAGCCATGATTTAATTTTACCCATATTCACCTCCGTTGTTGTGGGTTATATATATGCGATATATCTTATATAGGTATTAATGTCAAATAATCAAATAAAAAAGATCCCCACACAGAAGAATGAAAACTATGTGGGGAAGGGAGTGAATTGAAGGATATTATTACACAGAAATAAAACAAGTGTATAGTGTTTTTTGACCCCAATCTCTTTACAAAAACTCAATTACCCCCTTGTAGCAGTGTAGCAGTGTAGCAGTAGGAAAAATCACTATACATACCAATGACTTAACACCCATTTTACTGCTACGTCACTGCTACGTCACCCCTAACCAGGTGTAGCAGTAAAAAATAAAATCTTTATTTTCTGCCAATTTAAATTATAATGTCCATATGGATATTGATATTATTAGAGATAGATTGACTCCGAAACAAATTAAATTTTGTGTATTACTTGTTGAACGTGGGGATGAATTGTCTGCTAAAGAGTGTGCAATTCAGGCAGGTTACTCTGAAAAAGCTGCAATACAAAGTGCATCTAATTTAAAACAAAAACCTCATATTGCAGAATACATCCGGGAGTTAAGAAACCAGGAAGAGAAAAGATATGAAGTTAATCTACATAGACATTTGAAAAGACTGGACCAACTAAGTAAAGGTGCTGAAGACAAAGGTAATTGGAATGCCGCTGTTCAAGCTGAAAAATCAAGAGGACAGGTAGCTGGATTATATATTGACCGAAAAGAAATTATGCATGGTTCAATTGACCAACTCAGTCGTGAAGAGGTTGATAAATTACTTACTGACATGGATAAAAAATTAACAATAGAGGGGAGTTTTACTGTGCATGACGAAGAAACCGGAGACAAAATTTTGGAAAAGAATAAAAGCTAACGCGATAAATATACATTGGACTAGAATAGAAGCAATTACACCTGTTGGAATCCCTGATTTAAATGGATTATTTAATGATCCGAAAAAAGGCTGTGGAGAATTTTGGGTAGAATTAAAATGTACATCAACTAATACCGTTAAACTTTCGCCGGGGCAAATATCGTGGCACATGCACAGATCTAAGCTTGGAGGAAAATCATTTATCATGGCCGAGACCCTCGGACAAAGAGACATCTCTCTGTACTCTGGGGGAAGGACCTTGAACCTTGCCACTCAAGGCTTGGT